TTGCTTACATGCGTTAGCAATATCCATGTGTTCTTTCTGAGTTCCATGTGCAGAACGCAGATCAATATAATGGATCCAAGAACGAACCGAACCTGACATATAAATCCTGGTCGGTGTAGCAAGAGGAAGAACCATACGAGCACATTCCTTTGCAATACCAGAAGAGAGCATCTGCTTGTAGAGATCCATGCCCTCAGCGAAATACTTTTGAATCAGAATCTCAAACTGCTGCTTAGTAAAGTCATCGATGTCATCAATAGAATTCTGACGATTCTTTGTATCTTGACGACGGAGATCAAACATCGGAATGTTTTCTGCCAACATAGAACTATCAGCATACCGCTGAGAAAACTCTTGGAAGGTGAACGAACGATGCCTCAGAATCTGAGCAGCGATTGCCCTGGTGGTCTCGATCTCAAGCGTCATGAACGCCTGCTCAAAGACGCTCCAGTGCTGGTGTTTCACACAATACTTGAGAAGACCAGCAACGTTTGGATTTTCCTGGTTAGCGGGGTTGCTGACCCGTGCAACGTACCCCATTGTCTTTTCAGCATCAGGGGTAGCGGTGACAAATTTAACTTGCATAATAAGCTTGATAATACTTTACGATTCCAAAGGTAGTTGCGTTTCCCTGTGATACCCAGTCATGAGCACACTCATACATGGATTGATTCGAATACTTGGAAGATCCATCAGGGTTTAGATCTTTACCAAACTTGGTTAAGAGAATGTTAAGTACTTGTTGACGAAGGAGCATCCTATCATCACTGTATCTCCAATCTTCATCAGTCATTTCTTTTTCTTAGCAGGTTGACTCCCCCATAACTTCGGATTCACTTTACCATACCATCCTTTAATTTGCAAGACCCTGCCNCCAATTGGACTGAGCNTGTCNTAGTACGCATCAAAAAGCGTCACACGNTTCGGTCCTCGAACAAGATCATTATAAGTTCTGGAGTTNAGNTGATAGGTAATTAAATAGCAATCGTATGGATAGATGCTTTCATCAATGTCTGATACTTGACAGTCGCTCAAGAATACTTGAACGCCATACTTTGACTTCATTAATTTCCTATCTTCTTCAGACAATTCCGTTTTCGGTAATAAGTTGTTTAATTCGTCCGTCGTCGAATCCTGGGTTACTGAGTCGTACTCGGTGGAAAGTTTCTCTGGCATTGTGTCCCTCATCTTTGCATTTACCAATCATATAGATAACCCTTTCTTCGTTAACGATACTAACCATCATTCACTCCACTTGATTTCAGGAAATGCCTCCTTAACTACAGCATGAGTAATTCTAAATTTGGATTGTAGTTCTTTATCTTTTGCTAGACATACAATTTCTGCCTCAGATTCATGAAGACCTTCCAACAGTTGAATGAACAATTGCTCTCGCTTCATACGAGAAAGAGTATTAGCACCTTTGATAAAGCGCCACAGTCCTTTTGCTTCACGCTCTAGAACTGTATGCTCAGTACCGATAGGTGCATCATTTTTGTTAAATGGCACATCGCCTTCAGGGAGATCCGAAAGAATGTTTGGATCAAAGTTCCATTTAAGAATAGAACGAAGTGCCTGAGTATTATTGTCTCGCAGAATTTTAATCTTTTCTGCTTTTGTTTTAGCGTTAGATGCTTTCTTGATAACTTCAGAAATCAATAGTTTCATAGTGCTTAATTAATTACTTCAAAGTAAATATTTAGTAGTCGTCGTCTGCTTCAGGAAATGGATCCAAGTCAAAAGCATCCGAAGGTGTAAACTCTACACTAATCAATTTCGCCATTTGAAATGGCATCATGTTGCCCTCTTGGTCAAGCATTTCTGGATGAGGAGTAATAGAGATTTCTTCTTCATCATCTTCTATCAATGCTGACTGAAGTGTGTCCATGAAATTTGAATAATATGCATTAGCAAACCATCCAAAAAGAAATCCAATAAGTGTACCACCAATGACCATTCCAATAGAAATTGATAGCAATACTGCGGTATTCATTTTCTTGCCCCCCTCTGGCGCTAGTTCTTTTGGTTCTGGGTTAATTTCTTTCTTAACCTTTCGTAAACGCATGAACTCTTCACCTTTATTTATGGGCAATTCCTGACTTTCGTTTACGTTTGTTTGTTGATCCAGGTTTTCGTCCTGGTCTCCGTTCTTTTTCATACTTCCATGCATCCTCTAGTATTTTGTACAGATAATCTTTAATCTTCCTTGCATTTGGTTTACTTAAATGACCATATGCTTCTTTAGCAATCTTATCATTACCTTTAATGTAAAGTTCAAGTTCAGTTACGATGTTTGATATGCTTTCTGCTGTTGGGCTTTCAATGAAAGCAGTCATGTCCCTTCTAGTAAACTTAGATGACTTTACATAAGTATAAAGATTAAACAGAAACTTACCATCGAAGGCAGCATCAATTGATTTTTCAACAAGGAGATAAATTTCTTCTGTAGGTTCCATTAGATAAGATTGTTTTCTTGGAAGTAGTGCAGGGTGTCTTTGAATCCACCAATGTGTTTGGTGTTAATAGAAATCTGTGGAAACGTAGATCCCTCACCAAACTCAGCGTAGAATTCTTTTTTAGTAAAGTCCCTTTCGTACTTATACTCTGTGTATTTAACATCTAAATTGTCAAATAGCATCTTTGCTCTTTCACACCATTGACAATTGTCTTTTGAATAAAGAATGACTTCCATGACCTCCAAAGGTAACTCCCCATTAGTATAGCAATAAAAAAGGGGGGTGTCAACCCCCCAGATCACTGATAATGTTTTTACATGTATCAAGATTCTTCTTACAGAAAGAACGAACATANGAGTTCGTATCTGTNCTCATCNTATAATGAGCGTGAGTATGTACCAATTGAATCATTGCCAAAAACCCAACACATAGGGCTACAAAGTGGCAAACTGGACTTGTGGCACAACAGGTTAGATTCTTTTTAATATTCATAAAAAAGGGGGACCGAAGTCCCCAGATTCAGTTANATCAGAAGGAATACTTCAGACCAGCCTTAGCACCATAACCACGGTCNATGTTAGCATCGCCAGAACCAACGAAAGAAACTTCGCCNTATGCACCGAGATTATCGGTCAGAGAAACACCAACACCTGCCTTACCAGAAGGAACAGTTTTGGTATCNCCACTATCAGGCATAACAACAGTAGCGCCACCTTGAATGTAGTAAGAAGCATCTTCACCAATAGCACCTTCGTAACCAACATGGGTATCGATAGCGGTGCCACCATAGTCAGAACCAGTCCAACCAGAGTTAGCTTCTACATTCACGTAGGGACCTGCAAAAGCAGCACCAGCGGACATAGACAGAGCAGCAGTTGCTGCGAATACAGATTTGATCATTTGTTAATACCTCGTAAATTTTTGCTTGTGGAATGGTTACCCACAGATGAAGGGGGATTCGACTATCCCCGCAAACTGTCACATGTGACAGTTGTAATATATGTATACAAATGTATACGGTTTGTCAGGATTTCATAACCTGACAACGGAGAGTCAGGGATTCGAACCCTGGAAGGTGTTACCCTTGCCTGTTTTCAAGACAGGTGCCTTAAACCACTCGACCAACTCTCCAGGTTAGTCAGGATACCCATCATCATCATCGTAAACAGGAGTGCATTTAGCAATCTCATCATACGAAAGATAACTTTGAGTATCCGAATAGATTTCGCTTTCTAACTCATTGACAAGAACTTTTAATTCGGTAATGAGTTGCTTAAGTTTGTTGCGATCCATGTGTTGAATACCTATGAATGATAGCATACCGATGAAGGTTTGTCAAGGGGTTGGGGGACATCGTTCCAGTGTCGAATGACCCCAGCAATAATAAAACAATTAGTAATCAGGTATGAAAAGAATATAATTGTTCTTACACTGGCTACTTGATCAGCAATCCTGTCCTTCTTGTGTGCTTTCTCCCCCAGTGCCTTCGCCCAAATCCTCCAAATCATCTGAAACATTCCTTAAAGTCCACGTACCATCTTTATTATCAATCCATTCTAAAGTGTCACCGAGTTTCCATCCAAGTTCTTCAATTAATTCATCAGGAAGTTTCAAAACTCCATCATCATCTACTTGAAGAACTCTTGGTTCGTTATTTAATGTATCCATTTTCCTTTAACCATTGTCTAGTGAGCGGAGTAGGTTCATAAACTTCCCACATATTACCATCAGCACATGCTTTCAATGCTTGAGATGTCATTCCTTCAGTTTTACCTGCCCAAGTTGCTTCTGCTTCCCAAGGAACAGCAGAAGTAGGGTAATTCTTCTCTACAATTTCACGCCAGATCTTAGGAACTTTATTTTCTGGATGGATAATAGCAATCATACTATTTTTAATAGTACCTGCCATACAATCTTGAGCAGCGTGCCATCCTTCATGTCTCATTACACTCATCAAAATGTGAGGGCGATGCATGAATGCTTTATTAAGATAAAAGTTGTTGCTGACTGTGTGATACACACCACGATGTCCTGGTGGAAAATACTTTTCGTCAGCAAGAAATACTTTTACACCAACATCATCTAGTGATGCAAGCATAGCATTAAACTCTGCAGTTACTGAGATGAAATTAGATTTAGGATATACCTTTGCGATATCCAACATGTTATTAATCTCAGTAACTCCTTCAGTACATTCCCTAAGGATCATACACCCAGTTGCATCCATTGTATAATATCCTTTAGTAGGTTCTGCCATTGCGGGATTTACCAATAGAAGCAATGGGAGTATGTATTTAATCATTTTAGTTTTTATGTAAATTACTCAGGAGTTTCCTCTACATTATCTAGCACAGTTCCCATCGGACCTTTCTTCAGTCGTTCCCATTCTTCATCACGAACTTTCCATTCCTTGAATTTCTCATCAAGGTCTTCATCCATAGTCAGTTCATACTCTTTACAGACCTTACGCTGATCTTCCTGAGTCACCCAATCATTGAACACCAATGACATAGCACCAGAACGAATAGAACAGGGAGACATACCCACACAAAGCATAAACTTCTCAAACAGTTTGAAATACTGTCTGGCATTAAGATCAGCAGCAGGTGCAGTGATCAGAAAATGCTCTTCAGGGACAAAATCATCATCACCAATATTAGAACCAAACCCAC